TTATCTTGAGTATGGGGTAACAAATCATCGGGTTCATAGTCTGAAATATCCACCAAAAGAAACTCTTCTAAGTATGAAAACTTCAAACCAGTCCAGCCTTTAATTACTGATTTAGTATATTCTTTAAGAAATTTATCTTCATCTAAAGTCTCCTCCGGTTGATGAGTCTTTCGATTAAATTTTGTAGACAAACATCTTTTTCTAAGTTTTAGTAACTCTTCCCGAGCTAAATAACATATGGATACTTCAAATCCATCACGTCCAGGAAAGTCTATTTGTACTGTTTTGCTTGGAGTCATAAGACTCGCTAAAGAAACCGGATCAGCCTTCGGTTTCGTAGCTGCTGCTTCTACCATGGGTACTTCCTATTTTAATTAAAAAGGTAGCAGGGGTTTTACCCCCTGCTCGATTATTATTACATTATATTTCAATTTGACGAAAATGTCAAGAAATATTTTTACGCCGGTGTGTCACCCTTAAACTTTATTTCGCACTCATCTGCTAGTTCAATCGTACTCGGTAAGGCACTAAACGTTGTTTCCAAAGTAAGAATATCTTCAATACCGTGAGTAGGAATATCTACGTGACAGTTATCAAATTGAAGTTGCATACCTGGAGTTTGTAGATCATCTACACCACTACCAGCATCTCCCCCAAGCATAAACGTTAATGACATATCATTAGTTACCTGAGCTCTTTGAAGATCTGAAGTCATATCCGAGAAAAAGTCCTTACTAGAAGTAACATTAGTACTATCATCTGATAGATAACAGGTCATGCTGCCTCCAAAAGTACGGTTACCTGTTACGTGACCTATTGGAATATTTACAATTCCTAATTCCTCTGGTGTTAAGTAAGTAATATTATTACTTAAAGTAATATTACCTCCTGTTAAAGTCAAACTATATGAAGCTTCTAATGCATCTACTGGATCTTCATTAACAGTAATAAATACTTTCGTTAGTCGATTACGAATAAAGTTATTAGTAGCGTTCCAACCTTCATAAACAGTAGCTCTTGGGCCTAATAAAGATATTACAGTTCCATCATCTACAACATCAGTTACTGCTAATTCAAAAGTATCTGCATCAGTTCTTGAAGCTACATAGTTATCTGCTTTAACGCCATCTGCTGCAGTACCTGCGACTCTTCGACCAACATCAGCTGCTACAATATCGGTACTGCCTGAAGTTAAATTAACAGTAGTGCCACCAATTGCATCCTCTAGTGTATATTCCTGAGAAACTTCAGTAATTGTATCTGCAAATCCAGTCCAGTTAACTTGTGCAACACCATCAATATCAAAATCAATAGATGCTTCATTTATTGCAATTTTTGCTAATTTATAACAAATCTTACTAGCGTCTCCAAGTTCAAAGTATAAGTTTGCACCTACTGTTGGGCCTAATGTTGATTTATTAGATTCGCTAAAGTCAAAAGTAGCGTCAGTAGTAGTATGAGCAGATTGATTAGTAAATGCACTGCTGGCATAAGCAGCGGGTCCTGAGAACAGTGCCCATAGTGCTTCTTCTACAGCATGATGCTTAGCTGCACTATCTGCAGCGCCCGTTCCACTTCCTGCGGATTTAAACGGACGAATATAAGTACTGAAAGAAAAATCTACGGGGGCAAGAGAATCATTAAAAGCTCTTCGTCCTCGACGACTTGTTCCTGCTGTACTCTCCATCTCGGACAAGGTTATTTCCGAAGTATTCGTAGCCTGAGAAAAGCTAAAGCCTTCAAGGACAGGAATCTTCCAAACAGTCGATTCTATCTCTAAAAACAGTTGCGAGTCGCGGCTAAAATATAATTGTTGAGCCATTATTATCTCCTTCTAACTCTTGAAAAGCCTGAAACTAGAACTTTTGCTCTTTGTCAGGATTTTCTAGTATCGAACCTCTATGGTAACTTCTCCTACACCCATGGGTTCAAGTACACCTTCATCAGTCTCAATGCTGATAATTGTGATTTGTTGGATAGATTGCACTACACCTAATTTATCAGTATATGTCATACTTGAATTATCTTCTAGTACAGTTTCTACATCTTCTAATAAAGCATCTAATGCATCTACCGCGTCTTCTTCATTTACATAGCAACGTAAAGTAACATTCATGAATCTGTTTTTTACGCCGGCTGTTAAGTATTCTCTAGTTTCTGTTCCTGCATTTATATGTACAGTAGGAAATTCGTCTACTTCATCCCAAAATTTTAATCTTGGTTCTACTTGTTCTGATAGATTTATATGATATGCGCCAGAACCATCAATTTGCTTTAGTTTAGTTACTAGAGCATTTACGATTCCCTGTCTACGAGTTGTATATGTTCTAGTTGCCATTATACTCTTCTAGTATAGAATCTTCCAATCGCATATTCTGCTGCTATTTCTCTCATTGATCTATCTATTAATCTTCGCGGATCATAATCATGATCATCTTCGAATGTTCCGTATGGGTCTCTCTGATAAGTATATCCAAAAGAAGGGAAGCCTTCTGGAGTGCTTATCACATCTGTTACTCTAGGAGATCCTGCGAATCGCCCTGTTCTATTAGTTAATGCAGGAGCCCCCATATTAGCCTCTACTGTTTGAGGTAATTGTTCGTTTAATATTCCTAATAAAAATAAAGGTGCGTTACTTGGTCCAGCTCTTTTAGTTCTAACCTTTTTTGGTTTTTTAACTGTTCTTGCTTGATTTACTGCTAAAACCGCTTTAACTACTTTAGGTTTAATAGGCTTACCTTTGTGTTTTGCGTTACTGTATTTTATTTTTTGGTGTCTAAAATTTGTTTTAATTCCTTTACCACCTTTTACAGACTTATGTAACTGATTTAATACGGTCTTTTCAATCTTTTCGCGCATGGAGTCTGAGCCTCCAAAATCTGCCCAACGATCTGCACCTAAATCCGCTAATACCTTCTGAAGCTGCACTTCTAGCTGTAAAGCCTCCTTTTTTGATTCTACATCTCTGTTAAAAGCCTTAGACTCTAAACCAACCTCAACCGTATCACTAAGCTTGCCCTTTTTATCGGATTTTTTAATGAACCATTTTAACTCTGCTTGCATTTCTGTTAAGAATTTTTGTGCTACCCTGTTATTTTTAAAACTAGCATCAAGTTCCCATAGCTTTTCACTAGCGTCTAAAGCTTTTTGTGCTGAAACAGAGGAACCTTCCATATGTCCTATGTCTAGGAATCCTGCTCCTTGAGCTTGGATTTCTTTTGAAACCATCGTAATCTTGGTTCCATCTTCGTATCTTACTCCGGGCGTATCTTTTCTGCCCTTATACTTTTTATCTTTCCTTGTACTCTCTACTTGAGAGGTGTCTCGTACACTATGTACCCTAGCCCAGTCATTTAAAGCTTTGACCATAGGTTTTTGTAGGTCTTGTTTTACTTGTTTAAAATTATCAAAAACATTAAAATCACCACTTTTTTGTGCCTTTGACCCTTCAATAACCGCATATACAACCGTAAAGTTATTCTTATCTTTTCCCAGTTTAGAAGCGTAGTATTTTGTGCCTTTGCTCTTGCTAAACTTTTTATGAAAAGTATGAACGAGTTCTCTAGATTCTTCTGCAATTATTTTATCTAATAATTTTAAAGCTTTTTTTGAATGTTTAGCTCCAGTTACTCTCGACTCTACTTTACCGTGTTTTTCAATACCCTCTCTAAAGTACATTTCTTTTTCTACTTGGAGTTGCGTTTCTTTTACGCTTAAATGTATTTTGTGTACTTTTTTATCAGATTTAAATTTTCTATAAGCATCCTTACCTGCACTAGTTTTTTTAGAAATATTTGCAATAACTTCATTTAAAAGTGCTTTAACCTCTGCCTTTGCCATTAGAAATTCTTATAAAGGTCTAAGACCCGCTTTATGTGATCTGGAAAATCCACATTATCTTGCATTGATGAAGTTCCTTTATTTGTCATACTTGCGCCTTGTAAACTTCGTCTTTCTTTGTATTCGTCTTTTAAATAATAAGTTATAAGATCAGCAACCGCTAGTTGCAAATCTTTGGGAGTAGTTGCCCATCCTGCTGTGTAAACGACTCTTACTGCGCCCGGTCCTCTTGGCCAGTTCTTATATTCCCAACCACCGGTAGTACGAATTACACTGTCTGTATCAGTATCTAAATAATATTCATTATCTCCTGTCGTAAGAGTAGTGTAAGAGCTAGAATATCCTTCACGTTCTTGCACACTTACAATAGCATTGACAGGACTTTCTGTTAATTGAACTATATGAGTATCCCAATTAACATTGAAATCTTCCGTCTTATTAGAAGAGTAATAATCTACAAGACTATTACCGCAATAAGATTTTACTAGAGGGCTTACTGAATCTATGAGCGCATCAATCCTACCATCCTCTTTTACACTTTGAGAAAGGTTTTTTAAGGATTTGTATTCGTCCCGTGTGATTAAGTCAGCCATAAGTCACTTAGTAAAAACCTGGGGGAGAGCCAAAACTCTCCCCACAAGTTAATAATATTAAACACTCCTAATTAGGCGTATTCAATTCTAACAGCTGGCTCGTTACCGGCACCATCACCTGCTACTAACTCCTCAAATCCTCTGGATTGAGCAGCAACTAGCGCAGTACGCTGGCCCGCTACTTCGTAGTCAGTTTCAATACCTACAGCCTTCAAACGAGGCATTAAGTAGTTATGAACGTTGACCGCACAAGCGGCAGTTTTAGTGGTAGCACGTGAAAATTGATCACTTGCTACTACAGGAGATCCATAAATAGATCCTACCTGACCGACTACCTTCATGGCAATCTCACTACCAACTTCTGAGATATCTGAGAACGCGGCATCTGCAATTAGGTTAAAATACTCTTCAACAGTAACAATGTATGCTACGTCTGCAGGATTAACTCCGTATTTACCCATTTCAGAGCGGATGGACAGTAAGTTTGCACCAGTTAGGGCACCTGAACCATCATTCGCGATGTCAGTGACACCAGCAGAATCTAATGCATGGAAAGAACCTGCACCATCAGTACCTGCTCCACCACAAAGTCCAGCTTGGTTAGCTGTACCATTCATGATTGAACCATCAATTGCTCGAGCGTGTGCTCGTGCGAGAGCTGATAGAATCCAAGGAAGAACGTTAACGACGATTTGCTCGTCTGTATCGTTTGCAATGAATGTACCAGAGATCAAACGATAAGCATTAAGTGTTACACGACCAACGTGAAAGTTGTTATCAGTAGCACCTTTCTCTTCCAAGAGATTAGCAGTAGTTTCTAGGCCAGTTGCATTCCAATTTGCGTCTTCAGTATCTGGAATGATTGGCATGACAGTAGCACCTGAATTAACCGCCATTTCTCTAAAGAGATTAGCGACTTTTTGCTCAAGTCGTACTTCATTCTCGAAAGTAGAAGATACGCTTGCGTCCAGGCCAATACCGGTTGAGGCGTCATAGGTAACGCCCGCTTTTTGCATAACATCTCGGGCATAGTTGGTATCCCAACCTTTACCAGTAACTTTTCCAAGAATTGAAGCATACATAAACTCTTTGCCCCACTTAGAAATGTCGCCGTCGCCACGATTTGCGAAAACTCGCTTAGATTCCTGAAGGCGGGAAATTTCTTCCTTCTTCTCTTCAAGATCCGTCTTATAAGTGTTAAGAACTTCTTCAATCTCAACATCTTTTTGTGCGAGCTTAGCTTCTACGTCCTTAACAAGCTGTTCAGCACCAGTCTCAACTCCTACTTGTATAGCAGTTTTGACTTCCTCCTCTTGCTTGGTCTTCTCTGCAGTTTCAGCTTCTACCTTTTCGGCTTCAGCTTTTTCCACAGCTTTTTGCTCGGCTTGCTTCATTGCAATGTTAGTAGCAGTTTGTTCTGCTACTTTTTTCGCGAATGCTTCCAAGTCGATTTCGGGAGTTTTATCTTCCGACATTACGATCTCCTCTTGCACGGATTTCTCCGCCCTTACCGGTGTATTACTAGCTACGCTGGATGATCTCTCATCTTCATTAGCCAGAGACTGACCGGCTAGATCTACACGATTTGTGAAAGTTTTCTTAAAATCATTGTACTCTTCCATAGAGTCAAACGATTTTGCCAAAGAAAAAGTAGCTGCTTGATTGCACGGTACGGAAACTACCGAGACCTCAAACAATTCAGCGTCCTTTATCATAAGTCCGTCAGTTTCCTCTAGATAATCAGCGTCCTTGACTCGGAAACCAACAGAAAATGCTCCAAGAACCCCATCCTTAACTAAGTCGCAAACTCCATCAGGAG